ATGTGAAACGTTACTATGGTTATAGTAATGAGAAAGCAATACAGGCTTTGAGGATTCTTACCAAAGAACAACTAACATTTATTAAATCGAAATATGAAACTGGAGGAACAAAATGAGCGTCGTTCAAGAACCTGTTGTGAATTGGACACCTGACCAAATGGTTGAAGTGATCCTGAATGAACCTGATGACTTTCTGAAAGTTCGTGAGACTTTGACACGTATCGGAGTTGCTTCACGCAAGGAAAAGAAAATCTATCAATCTTGCCATATTCTTCATAAGCAAGGTAGATACTATCTCGTGCATTTTAAAGAATTGTTTGCACTTGATGGAAAACATGCTAATCTTACTGTAAATGATGTTCAGCGTCGTAACCGTATCGCCCAACTTATTGCAGATTGGGGTCTGGTAGAAATCGTTGATGTTTCTAAGATTTCTGATATTGCACCACTCAATCAAATCAAAGTCCTTGCTTATAAGGACAAAGGGGATTGGATTTTGGAAACCAAGTATAATATTGGTGCAAAGAAGAAGCGGGTGGAAGAGGAAACCGAATAAGAAAGTGGGGGGGTTGCAATACCCCCTTTTTTGTGCTATTATGTATAAATAAATTGTCTACTATGTCAGTTGAGTAGTAGATACCTGTTGTGGAAACACTCAGGTGGGATATGTTCCCATAACAACTAACAAGTCGAAAGACAGTTAACGAATTTAAAGAGGTAACATGACTAGAGAAATGAAACCGAATAATGCGTATGCGCATTTCGCTTCTAATTTTGAAAAAACTATTAACAGTTCATTATTTACAGAACCTAAAGTAAAAGTTTTTATTTTACAAACTGGTGGGGGAAAATCATATTATCAAGATAAGGAAATGCCTTTAGTTCTTAAGAATGCATTTCCCACTATCAAATACATTTTTAGGTTATCTCCAACAAGAGAAGTTGCATATGATGGGACATTTGCCAATGTTGAAGAACTATCCAAAAAAGATGAGTTTAATTTTACTTTCATAGATGATCCAGCAAGTAACAGTATTTTGGATGCTATTGGAAAGATACCAAAAACAGTTCTTTGTGTTTCTTGTACTCATACTTACTTCACTACTAATTTTGAAAGACTACTAAAATATGCTAAACAATCTGTTTTAATTATTGAAGAAGCTCATCAATTCATTGGATGTGCTGATGCTGGTAGAGATGCATATATTGTTAATTTTGGATATTCTTCAGAATACACTGCGGAAACTTGGGAAAGAATTTCACGATGGAGAGATGTAAATCCTAGAATTTTGGGATTTACTGCCACTGCTACTGAACATCATAAAGGTAACGACAAATTAACTGATCAGTTTGAAATTTGTGGTAAACTTGCACCATTAGAAGATATCCTACCCTCACAATCTTGGTTAAATGTACCAAAATCATACAGTTTTACTAAAACACAGGGGACTGATTCAATTAAACCTGCAGTTCAAGAGAGTATTGAATTGCTCTTTAAACGTGAAGAAATTTTATTTAAATTAAAAGAATCTGATCCAAATATTAATACCAAACTTAGTGCATTTTATGTATGTGGAGATTCTAGGGGAATTTGGGGATGTTCTATTACGGAAACCCGAGAAATAATTGCCGATTATCTTTTAACAGAAGGATTTGGTAATTCTTCAGATAAGATGATTGCTACTATGGTAGAAAATAGTAGCGGTGGAAATACCATTTGGGGGTTGGATGGATCTAGAGAGAATGTTGCAACTTCTTCTGAATTATTTGCCAGATTACAAGATCCAAATGATCCAGTTAGATTTCTTCTTGTGATTAATAGGGGTAGGTCTGGAATTAATGTCCATAATTTGACAGCAGCTGTTGTGTGTCGTGTTCGTGATCCTAAAGAAATTAAAACACCAATACCCATTCAAATTTTTGGAAGAATGGTGAGATTAAATGTTGGAACTGGCGACATCATTCGTAAAGAATATATTAATAATCTTGACAATTATTTGAAATATTATTCTCAAGATTATAATGTAGACATTAAAACTGTAATTGAAACTATTAAGATTTCAAATGTTTTTGATATTTGGCATCCTAGTAATAATAAGGCAAAAAGAACTTGGGAAGAATCATTAGAAGAATTTGAAAGGGATTATGTTAATACCACCCAAAAAGGTTTTGATTATCTTTATAAGTTTACTGGTGTCGAAAAACCCAATTGTATGAATCACATTGTTAACAATGAACTTCCATTAAATTGTCCTTATTGTGGAGAATCTATTGAAGATAAAATATCTGAATGGGAAACTTCTGGAGCACTTGATAAATTCTTCGTATAACCGAATAAAAATGAGCGGGGAACAACACCTCGCCTTTTTTATGTTCTCCAATATATACTAATGATGTTGCCTTCGGGGACATTATTAACTTACAGACGCTTTAAGGAGGTCTATCATGTTTGGGACAAGTTCACTTACACTCTCAGTACCAGAAACTGCAAAGTATCTGATGGAGATTCAAAGAAATAGTATTGGAATGGATGAGTGGTTTAAAAGGTTTGATACTGCGTTTGAGACGCATACGAACTATCCACCATATAATTTAATCAAAGAAAGTAGTGTTGATTTTAGATTAGAAATTGCACTTGCTGGGTATAAGAGAAAAGATATTGAAGTCACCACCGAATGGAATAAACTTTTTGTACAAGCAAAGAAAGTGGATGATTCTGAAGACCAATATCTACATCAGGGATTGGCAAAGAGAGCATTCACACGCACCTGGACTCTTTCTGATGATGTAGAAGTTAAAGATGTTTCTTATATCGATGGACTACTGACCGTCAAATTAAATAGAGTTATTCCAGAGCATCAGAAGAGAAAGGTTTATCAACTTAACTAAATAACATTGAGCTAACTATCGTTGTCGCAAGGAGGAAACTGGCAAAATCCAGTTGCACCTCCTCTTTTTTTGTGCTATACTGACTTGAGAGGAAACCTAAAAATGTCCGTAAAAATCGCTCTATTGAAATCTGGAGAATCAGTAATTGCTGATATAAAGGAATTGATTTCTGAAGAAAAAGTATGTGGTTATCTTTTTACGAATCCGCATAAGATGCAAGTTAACAATTCATTGTTCTTGACTGAACAACCAGTGGAATCTGAAGATAGTGTTGTTAGTATTACATTTTCTTCTTGGATTATGTTTACTAGTGATGATGAGATTCCGGTGCGTCCTGATTGGATTGTGACCATAGTTGAACCAATCAAAGCTCTTAAAAAAATGTATGAGGAAAAGGTAAATGGAAAAGCAAGTGAAGTGTCTTCTTCTGAAGATTGACACTGTATTGATTACTGAAATTGTTGAAGTTGGATCTGAACTTGGGGAACCTGATTGTAGATTAATTAATCCTTATAAGTTTTTTGGTGAAAATGACCTTCGCCGTTGGACTGAAGGTATTACTAATCAAACTGAATTTATGATTCATTCTGATAGTATTCTTACAATTGCAGATCCAACTCCTGAAATTATTGAAAAGTATCTTGAACTAACTAACTGATGTCGTATCGCTTCTATACAAACGTACAGATGGTCGGGGATCACTTCTTAGTTCGTGGTTATGAAAATGGAAAAAATTTCATGACTCGTGAGAAGTTTTACCCGACTCTTTTTGTCCCTTCAAAAAAGAATACTGAATATAAAACACTTAATGGTGAATATGTTGAACCAGTTCAACCTGGAACTGTAAGGGAATGTAGAGATTTTATTAAAAAGTATGAAGGTATAGATGGATTTAATATTTCTGGAAATGATAGGTATATTTACCAATACATCTCGGAGATTTATCCAGAAGATGAGGTAAAGTTTGATATTAGTAAGATTAAAGTAACTACAATTGACATTGAAGTTGCTTCTGAAAATGGATTTCCTGATGTTGAAAGTTCAGCGGAAGAAGTATTGCTCATTACACTTCAAGACTATAATACAAAACAGATTAATACTTGGGGACTTGGTAAATTTGACAATCAACAGAGTAATGTAAATTATCGTTCTTTTGATAATGAACATGATTTACTAAATGCATTTATTCATTGGTGGATGATTGAAGAGAATACTCCAGAAGTTATTACTGGTTGGAATAGTGAATTATACGATATTCCATATCTGGTTCGTCGTATAGATCGTATTTTAGGTGAAAAACTCATGAAGCGTATGTCTCCATGGGGACTAGTAACTGAAAGTGAAACTTATATCTCTGGTCGTAAGCATATTTCTTATGATATTGGTGGAATAAGTCAACTTGATTATTTGAAACTCTATAAGAAGTTTACTTATAAAACACAGGAATCTTATCGTCTTGATCATATTGCAAGTGTGGAACTTGGACAACAAAAATTGGATCACAGTGAGTTTGATACGTTTAAAGATTTCTATACCAAAGGTTGGCAGAAATTTGTAGAATACAACATCAAGGACGTTGAACTTGTTGACCGTATGGAAGACAAGATGAAACTGATTGAACTTGCAATTACAATGGCATATGATGCTAAGGCAAACTATGCTGATGTGTTTTCTCAAGTTCGTATGTGGGATACAATTATCTACAACTATCTGAAAAAAAGAAATATTGTGATTCCTCCAAATGTGAGGTCTGATAAAGATTCTAAGTATGCTGGTGCTTATGTAAAGGAACCAATTCCTGGTGTGTATGATTATGTTGTCAATTTCGATTTGAATTCACTTTATCCTCATCTTATTATGCAATATGCAATATCTCCAGAAACGCTTATAGAAAAAGATGAACTTAATAAAAGAATTGCTGAACTTGAAAGTATGCTATAATATAAATAGGATATAGATAGTTTATAAGTAAAGGTTAGTATCCTATGTATGTTTATCAATATAAGGAAGATGTAAATGTGTTCTATGTTGGTATGGGGCAAGGTTATAGAATGTGGTCTCATTTAAAACCAAGTTCTTATATGCCATATGATGCAAATTATCCTTCTTTTTATGGAAAAATAAAATCTATGATTTTAAATGGGACTGAACCTTGTGTTGAAAAGATTTTTGAAGGAACAAAAGAAGAATGTCTAAACCTTGAAAAAGAACTTATTAAAAAATATAAGTTGATTGACGAGGGGGGCACACTCTACAACATTTCTAAAAGTGGTGGGGGTCGTGTAAAAGGAAAATCATATCCTATGAGTGAAAATACTTTGAAAAGATTTAGGGAAACTAGGAAACAAAGTAGGACTTACAAAATTGAAAGTGAAGATTTGAGAAAAATGTATCTTATTGAAAATAAGACAAGAAAACAAATTGCCGAACATTATAATTGTAGTGAGGTATTAATCAAACAAAGATTAAAGGAATTTGGAATTAAAAAGTCCACTAAAATTATGGAGAATTGAGATGTGGAAAGATGTTCGTAAAATGTCCCGTGAGGAAATTGTAGAAGAACTTGAGGCACTTAAACAGGTAAGAGAACTTACTACAAAGGTGAGTGTAGACAAACTTCTCAAACAAGAGTTGGATTTAACACCACTAAAAAAAGTAAATCTTACTATGACTGCGAATGGGGCACTCTACCGCAGGGTAAAGGGATTTCTTCCCGAACTGATGGAGAAAATCTATAAGGATCGCACCATCTATAAGAAGAAAATGATTGAGGCAAAGCAACAATATGAGAAAAAGAAAACCAAAGCATTGGAAAAGGAGATTGCAAGATGTAATAACATCCAAATGGCAAGGAAGATTCAACTTAATAGTGCTTATGGTGCTATTGGCAATCAGT